GGAGGAACAAGGAGATGTTGTTCAACCTGCTGAGGTCTCAGAGGAAAAACCTGAGATTAAAGTTGAAGAAGAAAAAGAAGACGTAAAACAAGAAACAGGCAGCAAGGAGCAAGAACCAAAAAAAGACGAGCTAAAAGAATACAGCGAAGGTGTTCAAAGACGAATTGCTAAGCTAACTAAAAAAATGCGTGAAGCTGAAAGACAAAGAGATGAAGCTACACGATATGCAAAAACTGTTCTTGAGAAACAAAAAGACTCTGAAAGTAAACTTTTAAAATTACAACCAGATTACCTAAAGTCTTTAGAGGCGACTATTAAATCAGGTATGGATGCTGCCATGGCAAAACTAGCTGCTGCTAGAGAAGCAGGTGATATTCAAGCTGAAGTCGCAGCTCAACAAGAAATAGGTAAACTAGGATATCAAGAAGCTCAGTTAGCTCAACAAAAAGAAAGTTTGCAAAAACCAACAGAAGAGAAAAAGGTAGATCCATTTTTAGCCGCTGAATCAAAAGAAACAGTAAATACGTATCAAGGGTATGAGTTACCTAAAGACGCACCTGTTTCAGATCCAAAAGCTGAGGAGTGGGCTTCTAAAAATAAATGGTTTGGAACCGATACTGCGATGACGTATACGGCTTTTGATTTGCACAAAAAGCTTACTGATGAAGAGGGATATGATCCAAAAAGTGACGAGTATTATTCTGAAATAGATAAAAGAATAAGACTTGAATTCCCTCACAAATTTGGTAGTACTGAAACAACGGAAACGGCTAAACCAGTGCAAACAGTAGCTTCGGCGAAGCGAAGCACAAAAACAAGCCGCAATACAGTGAGACTCACACCCTCACAGGTAACAATCGCTAAAAAATTAGGTGTGCCATTAGAAGAATATGCGAAACAATTAAGACTCACGAAGGAGGTATAGGCATATGGAAAACGAAAAAATGAAATCTTCTCGTGCGAGCCAAAGTAGAGCTAAAACAGTTAAGAAAACTACTTGGACTCCACCCTCATCTTTAGATGCACCCCCTGCACCTGATGGGTATAAACACAGATGGTTAAGAGCAGAAGTTTTAGGATTTGATGATACTAAAAACATGTCTGGCCATTTAAGATCTGGTTTCGAGCTTGTAAGAGCAGAAGAATATCCAGATAGTGATTACCCAACATTACAAGAAGGTAAATACAAGGGCGTGATCGGAGTAGGAGGCCTTCTGCTGGGAAGGATACCTAATGAAGTCGTTGAGGCGCGAAAAGAGTATTTTGCAAAAATGACTCAAGAAAAAACAGACGCCATCGACAAGGACTTGATGAAGGAACAGCACCCAAGTATGCCGATCAATAGTGAAAGGCAGACTCGTGTAACTTTTGGTGGTACGAAGAAGAGTTAATTTTTTAACGATTTTTCTCCAACAAAATAAACTTTAACAAGGAGAAAACAAATATGGCTAACCAAGATGCAGCCTTTGGACTAAAACCAATTGGCTTTTTGGGTAGTACACCGATGAACTCTGGACTTACAGAATTTGAAGTCGCAGCTTGTGCATCAGCTTTTTCACAAAATGACTTGATGAAAGTTATTAACACTGGAACAGTTGGTATTGCAGCAGCTACTGACAACGGAGCTCTAATAGGTTCAGCTCAAGGTGTATTTTTTACGGATGCCACTACTAGCAAGCCGACATTTGCTAACAATCTTAGAGGTAGTAATGCCGCTACAGATATTAAAGCATTTATCACAGACAGTCCGCACCAAGTGTACGAGATTCAGTCTGACAATGCTGGTGCATCAGCACAAACTGACGTGTTCAACAACGCTGACGTAGCAGTTGCAGCAGGTGTTACACCAAACTTTATTTCAAAAACTGAGTTAGGTGATAGTACTTTAGCAACAACTACTGCAAACTTAAGAATTATTGGAGTATCAGATGATATTAGAAATAATGATTTAAGTTCAGCAAATGTTAACTTTAAAGTTATCATTATTGAGCACTTCTACTTAACCGCAACAGGCGTATAATAGGAGGATAACTATATGGCTATAACAAGAGGACAGCTAGTCAAAGAACTAGAGCCAGGTTTGAATGCTTTATTTGGCCTGGAGTACAACAGATACGATAACGAACATGCTGAAATCTACGATGTAGAAACTTCAGACAGAGCGTTCGAAGAAGAAGTGATGTTATCAGGCTTTGGTAACGCAGCTGTAAAAGCTGAGGGCCAAGGTGTAACATTCGATTCTGCAAACGAAACGTTCACAGCTCGTTATACAAACGAAACAATCGCACTTGCGTTTTCAATCACTGAAGAAGCGATCGAAGACAACTTGTATGACAGATTAGCAAGCAGATACACAAAAGCTCTTGCAAGATCTATGTCAAACACAAAACAAGTTAAAGCTGCGAATGTTTTAAACAACGCGTTCGATTCATCATTTGCTGGTGGAGATGGTAAGGAGCTTTGTGCGACTGACCACCCAATCGTTGCTGGAACATTCAGAAACGAATTGTCAACATCGGCTGACTTAAACGAAACATCGTTAGAGCAGTCTTTAATTGACATTGCAGCATTTACTGATGAGAGAGGTCTAAAAATTGCAGCAAGAGGAGTAAAAATGATTATTCCATCTGAGCTACAATTTACTGCTGAAAGACTTATGAAGTCTGCAGGTAGAACTGGAACAGCTGACAATGATATCAATGCAATCGGATCAATGGGAATGATTCCACAGGGTTATACTGTGAACCACTTCTTAACTGACACTGATGCATTTTTCATCAAAACAGACGTGCCTAATGGAATGAAAATGTTCGTTAGATCACCTGTAAAAACAGCTATGGAAGGTGACTTCACTACTGGTAACGTTAGATACAAAGCTAGAGAGAGATATTCATTCGGATTCTCAGACCCTAGAGGTATGTTCGGCTCACCAGGAGCGTAATAATTAAAATATTACAACTAAAGGGGGCTTTCGGGCCCCCTTTTTTTATGCTATTAACAAACTCATGAAAGAGTACGTCATTAAAATTTTTACCAAAGAATTACAAACAAAGTTTAATATTCAAAGAAAAGAACCTATTTCTCAAATAGAAGATGCCCATAAAGAAATCATTGACTATCTGGGAAAAAATGATATAGAATGGGAGCCAAACCTGTTAAAATATAATGCAGGTTTTTATATAACCTATGAGGAGGTTAATAATGGCGGAAGACAAAATGTTACTGTTCTCGAAGAAACTAAGACTCGAGTCTAGATGGAACGAGATGTTTCTTGAAAATCAAGGACAAGTAACACCAGAAATGTCGGTTCTTGGAGATGAGATCAAAACAGTTATTAGATCTATCTTAAGAGAACAAGAGAGCCCTAGAAACGCTAAAGATTTAGAAGTACATCTTTTCGCTAGCTAACTAGGCAATACATAAAAGTGGTTACACTTTGTAAGGATACCTTGCACTTTTTATAAATCTACTATATACAAAAATTACTATACAATTAATTTGAGCGTGGACGAGTATAGTCGACGGCCTAGAGACCATGTTCAAAACTAGGAGGATATAATTATGGCAACAACAACTTTTTCAGGTCCAGTTAGATCTGAAACTACAGTTAAAACTATCAGTAAAAACTCTACTACTGGAGCGATTACTGAAATCATCACTATGGGTGATGCACCTGTAGCATTAGGAGATGAAAACAAAACTCTTGATGCTGCTACACATAGTGGGAGAGTGCTTGCGGTTCCTGCAATCGGAGGCAATAGAACTATTACTCTACCTGCTCCAGTCGCTGGACAAACTTATAAGCTTTTCTACGCTGGTGCTGCAGAGGAAACAGAAAATCTAATTATCGTAACACCAGGAAATACTAATTTCTTTTTAGGTGGTATCGTGCACTTAGATTCAAATGCTGATAACGTATCAGTTTATGCTGATGGAAACTCTAACTCAAAGTTAACTCTTACAGACAGTGGTTTGTTTGAAATTAACATTGTGGCTAAAGATAGTACTAATTACTATATTTGGGGTTATGCAGAAGGTGCAGACGCACCTGCATTTGCAGATCAGTAATATATAATTTTGTGGGGGCTTCGGCCCCCACAGTTTCTTGATTAAGGAGGGAAACAATGGCAGACACAGTAACAGGTCCAACTATCTTGCAACAAAATGACAAGAGAGTGACCATAAAAATAGTAAACCAATCAGATGGAACCGGTGGAACAACTGTATTCGCAGATGTATCTGCACTAGCGGCTAACGCTCAAGGGCAGTCTTGCACTACAGTAAGTTTACAAAGAGTTTGGTGGTCATGTTCAAATGGAGATGGTCAAGACTCTTTTGCTCGTTTAGACTATGAAGATTCTGATGGAGATATTCCAATCGTGACTTTAATAGACTCTGGATATTGGGATTTTAGAGAATTTGGTGGGATACCAGCAAATACTTCATCTAACTCAAATCAAAACGATGTAAATTTTGTTGTACCAGGTGCAGCTGATTCTGGAAATACTTATACAGTTATTGCAGAGTTTATAAAAAATTACTAGGAGGGTAGATGGCTAATACTACTTCTGGAACAGTAACGTTTGATAAAACTTTTGCAGTCGATGAAATTATTGAAGAGGCATACGAAAGAATTGGATTACAAGCTGTTTCGGGATATCAATTAAAAACGGCAAGAAGATCTCTAAACATTCTTTTTCAAGAATGGGGTAACAGAGGTGTTCACTATTGGGAAGTTGGAGAAACCAATATAGATTTAATTGAAGGCCAAACAGAATATAATTTTTTTAGATCATCAGGTGATGGAACAAGTTCAACAACCAATGCACCGTCAAGTGTTTTTGGTGTAGCTGATATATTAGAGGTAACTCTTAGAACTAATCGAACACAAACCACACAAGCTGATCAAGCGCTTACAAAAATAAATAGAGCGGCGTATTCTGCGTTAGCGAATAAATTATCAAAAGGCACACCATCACAATATTATGTGCAAAGACTTATTGATAAAACAACACTGACTGTTTATCCAACTGCTGACTCATCTAATGCATCAAAAGATTTACATATTTATTTTGTAAAAAGAATACAAGATGTAGATGCTACATACACTGATGCAACCGATGTTCCATACAGATTTGTACCATGTATGGTGTCAGGATTATCTTATTACCTAGCACAAAAGTATGCACCGGATAGAATACAAACAATGAAATTATTATACGAAGATGAATTTGCAAGAGCTCTAGCAGAAGATGGATCCTCTTCTAGTTCGTTTATTACACCTAAAACTTATTTTGGTGAGGGGGTCTAATGACAGGATTTGCAAAAGGTAAACATGCAAAAGCAATATCAGATCGATCAGGTATGGAGTTTCCGTATCGTGAAATGGTCAAAGAGTGGAATGGATCTTTAGTGCACATATCAGAATATGAATCTAAACATCCACAATTAGAACCACGTGCTTACGCTGGTGATCCACAAGGGTTAAAAGATTCTAGAGTAGATCGAACAGAGCCAGAAGGATTAATTTTATTAGAACCAGACTCATTTCAAACAATGGCTTCAGGATCAGGTATTATAAATGTATCTGAGAAAAGTCATGGTCGATCAACTGGAGATACGGTTAGATTTAGAGGACCCATATCTAAAACGTCAGACCCAGATGGTTTTGAAAACCCTAAAAGTTTTGATGGTATTGATGGATCAAACATTGCAAAGGCAGCAGGTTATACGATTACAGTGGGTAGAAAAGATTCAGGTGGTAGTGTGATTAGTGGCACAACAGAGGATTTTTATACCTTTACTGTTGATACTAATACCGCTACAACGGGAGGAGTGTCGGGCGGAGGTGTATTTTGCACTTCTGGACCAGCTACGTTAGAGAGTTAATATGTCAGGAATAAGTTATACAAATTTAAGAACAAAAATTAGAGCTTACACAGAAGTGAGTGATACGGTTTTGACTGACACTATTATCGAGGGTATCGTTTTAGATGCTGAGTATAGAATTTATAGAGATGTTCCAATCGATGCTTACAGAGATATTCAAATTACAAATTTTACTGCTGATCAAGACTTTGTAAATTCACCTGCAGGTGCACACGTTGTTAGAGCAGTGCAAGTATTTGATGCAACCTCTGGATCAACCGGTGCTAATAAATATTTAATTAAAAAAGATGTTACCTTTTTAGAAGAATACATTGCAGCGAATACATCAACAGGCCAACCTAAATATTATGCGATGGGTCAAGGTGGAACTGGAGATGGCGCAACGAACTCAGGTAAGATTAGAGTAGTGCCTGTGCCTGATCAAGCATATGTGGTTCAGATACACTTTACAAAAATCCCAGATAAATTAGAAGCAAGCAGTAACGAAACAAGTTACATTAGTTTAAATTTTCCAAATGGTTTATTGTATGCATGTTTGGTAGAAGCTTTTGGATTCTTGAAAGGTCCACCAGATATGATACAATACTATGAACGAAGATATCAAACTGAGATACAAAAATTTGGAGGCGAACAAATAGGACAACGTAGAAGAGATGACTACACTGATGGTACAATCAGAATACCAGTCAACTCTCCAACACCTTAGGATTAAAATATGGCATCATCATTTTCAACACTAGGAATAGAACTTATAGCAACAGGAGAAGCATCCGGTCTTTGGGGTGATAAAACGAATGTTAACCTACAGATGTTTCAAGAAATTACATCGGGTTATGTTGCAAAGTCTATTGCAGGTGGTGCACAAACAACTGCACTAAGTATTACAAACGCTACAGTGGGCAGTGATGCAAGACAAGCAGTTATTGAATTAACAGGGACGATAACAGGCAATCAAATTGTAACGGTCCCAGACTCATTAGAAAAAGTTTACATTGTAAAAAACGCAACATCAGGATCACACACAGTTCAGTTTAAAACAGCTTCAGGAACTGGAGTGACTTTTGCTGCAACAGAAAAAACTTCAAAACTAGTTTTTGCAGATGGAACAAATATTGTCGATACAGGTTTTGCACTAGGTGTTGCAGCTGACGATATTTCAACAGGAGATGCTGCAGTTACAATCGCAACATCAAGTGGAGATATTACAATAGACTCACCTGCTGATATTGTTTTAGACGCTGATGGCGCAAACGTAACTTTTAAAGATGGTGGTACTTCTATTTTAGATATTGCAAATAATTCTTCAGATGTAGAACTTACAGTTAGTGTTGCCGATAAAAATTTTAAAATTAAAGGAACAGATGGCTCATCAGCAATAACAGCACTAGATATTGACATGGCGTTAGCCGGAAAAACTACTTTTAATGGGGACGTGGTAGTTGGTGGAGATCTTACAGTTACAGGCGATGATATCGTCATGGGAACAAATACTTCAGGTAATTTATTAATTGCAGATGGTACAAACTTTAATTCAGTTGCTGTTACTTCATTATCAGAAATATCTACGGTAGCTAATGATGATGTATTTTTAGCCGTTGATACTTCAGGTGGAGGTCTTAAAAAAATTGAAAGATCAGCTATAGTTGCAGGCCTTGCATCTTCTGGTGCAATCTCAAATGTAGTGGAGGATACTTCTCCACAATTAGGTGGCAACTTAGATACTAATTCAAATAATATTTTAATTGATGATGCACATTTTATTGGTGATGAAAACGGTAACGAACAAATAATATTTCAAACAACAAGTTCAGCAGTTAACCAGTTTGATGTAACAAACGCAGCAACAGGTAATGCACCAAAACTATCTGCAACAGGTGGTGACTCTAATATTGATTTAGAAATTGAAGCAAAAGGAACAGGACACGTAACGGTTAGAGGTAATTCAAACTCAGGTGCTATACAATTTAATTGTGAAAGTAATTCACATGGTCAAATATTAAAAGCACAACCACACTCAGCGGCGGTTACGAACGAAATGTTATTGCCTGATGGTGCTAACTCAACTTTAGTATCTCTTGTTGCTACTCAAACTTTAACAAATAAAACTTTAACGACACCTGTTATCGCAGAGATAGATTCAGGATCTACGATTACGTTAGATGCTACAACAGATATTATTCTTGATGCAGATGGTGCAGATATAATTTTTAAAGATGGTGGCACATCGATTGCTACGTTTACAAATAGTTCAACTGATTTTATTATTGAGTCTGCAACATCAGACAAAGATATCATATTTAAAGTTAATGATGGTGGTTCATCAACTGAGGTCGCAAGATTTGATGGAGACGTCTCTGCTTTTCTTATGGCGTCAGGAAAAGAATTAAGATTTGCAGATTCTGGAGAAAAAATTTCTGGTGATGGAACAGATTTAACGATTGCCTCTGGAGCTAAAATTAATTTAACAGCAACATCAGACGTACATATTCCAAACAATGTTGGAATTGTTTTTGGTGGAGACTCAGAAAAAATTGAAGGTGATGGCACTGATATGACCATTAGTGCTAATAATCTTACTGTTGATGCTGCTGCGGATATAGTATTAGACGCAGCGGGTAACAATGTAACATTTAAATCTGGTGGAACATCTATTCTTGATATCAGTAACAGTTCTAGTGATGCAGTCATAACTGCAAGTGTTCAAGA